AAGCCGCCGCAACTAATCTATGAACACGGAACATTTTCCCGGTTCCATTTTTCCATAAACTAATTATTTTATATCCTTTCAAATATCCGCCTTTCATTAGAAACGCATCCTTTTTTAAGGAACGAACATTGCCATAATTAGAAATTTGATAATGTCCTTTGTAACCCTCAATATCTTTCCAAATTTGCATACTCATTTTTCATTAATTCAATCATTCTCATATTGCCGGAATATATACGCATTTTCGTTTTATCCCCATTCTCCCAACATGAATGATGTTCAAAACATAGTATATTTATATTTCTTGCATCATGCGCCATTTCGGGAAACGCTCCACGGGTCAATATATGCGAACAATAAACGGCGGAATAATTCCGTAACGGCTTTAAACATTCCTCGCATCTGTGCGGCTTATGCTCCCAAACCCACCGGAAAAACCGTTCGTTTGCCTGTGGGATATTCCCACGACCAAAAACGCAATGTCCGAACAATTCCCGTTGTATTTCGACCCGCAAACGAATATCCATTGTAAACCGCTTGTAATCCAATAGGGGGCAAAACCCCCTATCGGTTACAAATTGGTATTCCTCCCGGTATGTTAGCAATATCGGCTCCATACGTTACATATCCGCCGTTTCGTCCTCTGTGTCGTCCTCGTTAGCCGGGTCGCCTACCTCCGGGAACAATCCGTCCTCCTTTTCCGGTTCTGCGACCATACCCGGTGCGGGTTCGCCGTCAGCCCCGAACAACTCCAATTGCGCCTTTTTGCCTTTGAACAAAAATGCGTAAACCTCGTTTTCAATGTCGCAAATAATTTCTTCCAATTCTTCCTCAAAACCGAACGTTTCGGTATTGAATTTCATACGGGGCGAATTTATCGCCGTCTTTTGGTTATTGGATACCGTAAACAACCCCGTAAGGACGCAACCGACGTTATCATCTTGACCGGAAAGGGATACGCCCCGAACCTCAATGTTTTTCAACATTTCGTCCGCAAAGTTACGGGCGGCGTCTTTCTGCTTTTGGTTGGCTTTCATATCCGGCGTATCCATAAGGGACAAAAACGACGTGATATTGAAAATACGCCCCATAATTGGGCGCAACCTGTCAAAGCAATTGCGCAAATCCGGGTGTATGTCCTTTGCGCTTTCGACGTGGTATTTGTTCGTGTAACTCTCATAACCGACGGTTTCGGTAACTTCATAATGCACGTCCAATCCGCCGTCCTTTAACGTCTTGACTTTCGACAATGCAAACGCCTTTTCGGTCGGTATCGGCATTACGTTTGCGGCTTCTTTTTTCTCGCTCATTTTTTGATAATTTATTTGTTGCCGGGAACCCGCCCGGCTCGGTTTTACAAATCTTCCTCAACGTATCGTTTTAACTCGGCTTGGAACAATTCCCGTTCCTCGGCTTCCGTTGCAATCAATTCGTCGTACAAATCTTGGTCGAATATCTCGTTAATCGCATCGTCCAACAAAGCAATCAATTTTTCCGGCTTAACGGCGTCTAATTCGACTTGCCCCAATCCGTCCCAATTTGCCGTCCGGCTGTCTGTTTCCTTTGCCGGGGCGGGCGGCAATCCCCATTCGATAACCTGTTGTTCCATTAGGGCAATACGGCGTATTTCAACCCCGTAAACCCCGAATTTCTCCAAATTCTCGCCAATTGACCGGGGTATATCTTCCCCGGACGGGTCGTAATCTCCGAAATACAGGATTATAGGTTGTTTCCCGTTGCTTATGGCGTCCCGCATACGCTCGGACAATTCATATAAGAACGTCAACGACGGATACCCTTTGCAAGCACCAACCGCAATGCCCCATTTGGCGCACGGTTTCGCAAAAACGCCCTCCAATGCTTTCTTTTCAATAAGGATTTCGGGATAATAGGGTTGATTTTCCCAACGGTTTTTCCCATACGAACGCATCCACGCCCGAACCTGTTGTTTTGCTTCGTCCTGTTTGTCCTCCAAATTGGTTGGCTCGGCGTGGGTATAACCACACATTGCCCTATCTCGGTCGCTGAACGCCTCAAAATCAACCCGACCGTCCCACCGGGCGACCTCCATTGCGGCGACGACACGTTTGTAATGTTGCAACGTGTTCGTCATGCCGATACTAACCAATTGATAATGCAACGCACGGATTGTTAAAACTCCGGGTTCGTATCGGCTTAAAATCTCAACGGAATTTTCAATTATCCAATCCCTTGTAAATTCGTCTTTTGTTCGCTTTGCCATTTCAAAAGTCGTTTTCGTTCAACAATTCCAGTGTCTTACTATTCGACGGAACCGCCGGGCGTTCCGGTTCCGGGGTTGGTTCCGGGACGGGTTCCCCGGTTCCGATTGGTTCCGTTACCGGGTTGGGGGGTCGTGGAACTAAATATTGCGCCCGCCTTTGGGCTTTTCCGGCTCAAATTGGGCTTTGAGTTGTTCCGCTGGGTATTCCTTTTGCGCTAACTCAATAATCCCCAAATTAACCAATTCCGGGACGCAACGGCGCAACGCCCTTATGTCCTCTAATGCGTCATGCGCCGGGAATGTTTCGCCGGGGAATAACTTACTATATAATTCCTCTAATTTGGGATATTTTCCCGGTCGCCCGTTTGAATACAATGCGCCGACAAACTTAATTGTTTTCATCATTGTATCAATGCGTTTACCCTTATGTAATGCGTCCTCAACATGTGCGTCGTAATATTCCCGTCCACAATAGCGCAAAACGTTTGCTTTTAACATTGAACTATCAAAGTAAATGTTGTGCGCACATACAAGCGGGGCGGCGTTGGCATCCGCTAAAAATTCGTCCACAACCTCGGCAAACGGCACGCCCTCGGCAATTGCCCGTTCGGTTGTTATACCATGAATTGCGGTTGTTTCCGGGGGTATCTCGTAATTATCGGGTTTGATAATATAACTTTTTTCCTTATCGCCCAACGACCACGCCAATTGGACGACGTGCGGGAATTGCTCAAAATCCGCATCCCATTTCAAACCCTTTGCCGGAACCCCGGTTGTTTCACAATCAAAGAAACAAACATCTTTCAAATCAAATTTTTGCATAACCTTAAATATTAAATCGTTAATTACTGTTTTCGCTCTCATTGCGGTATTTATCCCGCTTTTTTTCCAATTCCAAAACGTCCCGGTTTTCGTCTATATACTTTTGGACGTCCCGGTTACAAAACGGTTTTCCGTCCAACCAAAGCAAATGCCAATACGGTACGTTTTCCATCGGTTGCCCCTTAAATTTACCTTGCGGCATCGGGGATTTGTCGTTTAATTCCATACTAAAAAAGTCTTTTTTGCCCGTCCTCGTTGGGGGTTTGTTCAACATATTTTGCCCGTGTAATCCAAACGCACCCGCACCGCAAACACTTTATCCGGCTGTAATGCTTTGGCGTGTATTCGTGGCGGATAATCCGCCAACCCGCCAACGGGTAATTTTTCCGCTTTCCGTTACACTTGCAAAACATACCTACAACGTTCGGGGGTCGTCAATAAATGTATTGTATTCCTCGGCGGCTATCTGTTTGAGCGTTTCGATATGTTCGATTAACTCGGCGTTCGACAAATCCGCCACGGTGCGCAAATCGTGGGAATATACCCCCGTTTCCTCGTTGACCCGTTCAACGTACATAATAGGGGAAAATTCCCTCAAACGTCGTTCGGTTTGTTCCTCTGTAAGACGTTCGCCCGCCTCCCAAATTGCGTGCTTAAACGTCGGTACAACATAGTTGAAATAATACCCTTTCAAAGCCTCGGACGAACCGGGGGACGCTACAGTAAACCGGGCAATAATGCGGGAACCTTTCCAACCCTTGAAAAACTCGTTTAATTCCCCCATGTACATTGCCAACCCGCCGTTATTGTTTATTGTCCCCGTTGCTGTTATTTCTCGCTTTTTCATCGGCTATTAATTTTTTCATTGTCTTATTAAACGCTGTCATTCCGATTGTATGGATAACGTCCCGTTCCGCCCGTGATAACTTCGTTTCCCGCTTATCCAATACTTTTGCAAATGCAACAACAAATTCGCCCGGCTCCAACAATCCGGCATTGTGCAACCCGTCGATTGGGTGCGCTTTCAAACGCTCGGTTGCTTTCAATGCTTTGCGGGCTTTTTCCCGACTTTCCCATATTTCCCGAACCTCGGCGGCGGCGTTGTCATAAAACAACCGCATTTTCAGAACGTCGGCAATTGACAAATCAGCCACGGCGGTTGGTTGCTCTTTTTCCGGCTCCGGTTCCTTCGTAACGGGTGCAACCTTACCGTTATTCACTCCATAACCGAACAACGCAAAATCTCCCTTTGTTGGGTCGTCCGGGAATATCTCGGCGAAACGGTCGGTTATCTCAATGGCTGTTTGCAAATCCGGCGTCCGGCGTTTTACAAGCCCCAACCGCAATGCCTGTTTA